GGAGATGACGGTGGGTATGACGGTGGAGATGACGGTGGGTATGACGGTGGAGATGACGGTGGAGATGACGGTGGAGATGACGGTGGAGGTGCATGAGGTGATTGTGGTAATAATGGTGGTGGTGGACTTGGACCTATATATCTATTTAAAGTATAAATACCATTTACTGGATAAGAATTATAATAGAAAAAAGTATTTGGATAATTGTATATGCTATCATCATAATTAAAATTTAGATATGAAAATATTTCTATACTACCTATATTAGATTTTATTTTCCAAATAAAATTGTTACTCGGTACCAAAGAATTTCCATTTAATAATATTGTCCATTGCCCTGGTTTATCCATATTTTCCTCAGGAACTGAAGAAATATCAAAAGTATTTGTTATTGTGAAATTATTTGAAGGAAAGCAACAAATACCCGTGTACTGAACTACTTTGTTCAGTCTTATGTAAAAAACTTCACTATTTACATCACTTTCAACTGTCATTACAGCTCTACAGTGCTCTTCCATATTTAAAATACCTAAAACAGAATAACCGTTTCTACAAGACACTGGTGGTGGAAATGGAGGTGGTTGTGGTGGAGGTAAGAAAGGAGGTAAAAATGGTGGAGTAAATGGCGGAAGCGGCGGATAGAATGGTGGTGAAAACGGTGGTGGTTGTGAAGGTGGTAACAAAGGAGGTGGTGGTAAAGGTGGACTATTGGGAGGTAATGAAGGAGGTGGTGGCAATGGTGGATTAGATGGTGGTAAGGGAGGTCTCGGCGGAGACATGGGTGGAGTTGGAAATAAAGGAGGTGGTGGTGATGGAGGTGGTTTACTCGGAGGAATAGATGGAGTTGGAGGAGATGGTGGTTTATTCGGAGGATAAAATGGAGGTGGTGGAGATGGTGGTTTATTTGGAGGATAAAATGGCGGAGGAGGGTTTGGTGGTATGAAAGGAGGACTTGGGTTTTCAGGCGGAGGTGGACTTGTTGGAGGACTTGGAGGCGGATAAGAAGGTGGTAAAAATGGTGGTGGCGACGGAGGTGGTGATGATGGTGGCATTATCCAGTGAAAATTTTCAACTATTTCTTGATTAGCTATATCCTTTATACTGCTTATAGTTATAGGACCAGTAACTACTACAGAGTATGTAAACACACAAAACTCTGTGATATCATTTACCAACTTTTTGGCGTTCATAACAATACTTGTCAATCCTATATAATTATCATTTATATTACAGTCTCCGTCTTGTAATATTTCGTTTTCAACTATATGGTCCGCTAAATTACTCTCAAATGCGGTAAACCTTATCAACATATGTTTTATGTTATCCGCGACCGACAATTTGCAAGTAATACCAGCCGCACATGTAAGTGTGAGAGAAATTATATTTTGAAACCCTATAAGTTGACTTATAGAAATTATAGATGGCTTGAACTGACTGAAGCCCATTTGCAAAAACCTTCGCGGGTAACTCATACTTTGACAAGGATCATACCTAACATCACTTTCTAGTGAAAAATAAGACCTGATACTACTTTTTCTTAACTGCATGAGAGAACCAAAATGAACAGCATCTGCCATTGTAAAAGCGTTGTCAGGTCCTGATGATATAGTAAACGAAGAAATATTCAAACTTGCAAAATCTAAACAACCGCTGTTTGAAACTTTTTCACATATATCTCTATTATTTTCTAATAACAATAGTAGAATTCCATAATATAAACTAGATATTCCACCGTCAGTAAGTACGTTATTGTATACATATCCATAACCGATGGTATTATAAGGATGCTTCCATATATTCATTCCATCACATACTGTACGAAGTTGAGGTGATGGTGGTAAATATGGAGGTAAGTAAGGTGGTAATAAGGGAGGTATTAAAAGCTGAGTTGGTGGTGGTAACAATGGTAGAGGAGGAGGAGGTGGTGTTGGTGGTGGTGGCAACGATGGAAGTGGTGGAGATGATGGTGGTGGAGGTGGAGATGATGGTGGTGGAGGTGGTGATGGAGGTGTTGGAGGTGGTGATGGTGTTGGAGGTGGTGGTGAAGAAGGTAGTGGAGGAGGTAAAGGTTGTGGTACTACAAAGTCACATATTTCTTCTTCACATTCGTTACACTCATCTATATTATCACATATACTGCTATATAATGTTTCGTTTGTCGTACCAAAAACGTTAAAGTTCGAATAACAATCTTCTTCTATATCGTCACAGTCATTTTCTAAAGTTGAATAACTTTTGATTGTTTTTTCATAACAAATATCATCATCGCACTCATAATTGTTTAAGTAAAAATTGTTATTCTCAATATCACATTCTTCTATATCTTCACAAGCACTTGAATAAATGTTACACAATTCTCCACACATATTATAAGGAAACAACTCTTTGCACAACCCACAATCAAAATCACATGGTTCTGTACAGTTATTTTTTAAGACTAAAAAATCATTTTTTTTTACTTCTAAAGTACATTTTCCTTCATTACAATTCTTATTTATTAAAAAAGAGAATACAAGATTAACTACATTAAACATATTTAATATAAAAAAAATTTTAATCCTCCTCATCTGATGAGATCGATGAAGAATCATCGAAATCATCTCCTACTCGAGTAACTTTGTGAGAAGTTTCCTGGTACAGAGAACCCAAACTTTGTTCCGATGATTCTGTTACGTCTGGCGATTCGTCATTGTCAGGTTCTTCAGGTTCTGGAGCCATTTTATTCGCAACTTCTTCAGAAACTTCAGTACCCGGTTCAACCCATTCGCCAAGTGCATGGCACCACATTTTTTCCTTTCGTGGTTTTCCACAAGGGCGCTTATAGACGAAAGCTCCGTGAATGTTGATATAATACTTTCTTTTGTCGTCATCCGTAAAAATACCGGGAATTTCACGAGGATTGCGCTTCACTGGAACCAAATTAACGGCACCAATGTCACGAATGCTTGAAATTTCTTCTTCAGTAACGTCTAACTTCTTTCGAATGAAGTCCAAAAGATTGTCTTGAACCTTTGTAAGAATATAGACTTGTTCTTTGAGAGTCTTTGAAAGTATATCATTCTGAGTGGAAGTTACCTCAGAGATCTTACGTTTTTTCCCGGTATTTTCTGGTGCATTAATGAGTGCGTTGTAGTTGTCAACCATCGAGGACACCATCGTGCAGTCTGAGTGAGGCTGGGTTTATGAGTTGGAGTTTGTGTTTGATCCGACCTGTCTTGTGTCTAATCCAAAGAGTCTCACTAAAAATTGGGGAAAAAAATTTAGGGATAAGATCGAACTCTTACGATAGGTTTGCGATAATTACCTTCCATTAATATATGCATGGAAATCATATACATACACATTACACTATATTCTTCTGAATTTCCTTTACCTTCTACTTTTTGTTGCATGTGAGAAAGTCTTCTCATTATATTTTCATCTGGTGGAAATGAATAAAGAATTTTTTCCATACGCTCCACCAATTGATCAGCATCATCGTGTTCATTACTGATAAGGTGTACCAAGTTTTCAACACTTTTTATACGCATTGCATCCACACTTGTTCCAACATCTTTGCATTTCTCCCGTGTAACTGTATACTGTTGAACACCAGCCCAAATAAAAGCAAACACAATACCACTGAATCCGGTTATAAAAATTTCTATCATATTTTATATTGTGTAAAAATTTTTTGGAAGAGATTACAGTAAAAAAAAAGCGAAAGCCTCCGGCGGGACTCGAACCCGCAACCCCCAGATTAGAAGTCTGGTGCGCTATCCATTGCGCCACGGAGGCATTTGTTGTACAGATACGGTATCTGTAAATGATAAGTACTTTTTGCCCCTCCTCCTATGTCGTTTCACCAAACGCTTTCTTTATAAATAAAATAAATTTAAATATTATGAAATAAACGCATCAAAAATTATCAATAAATACAGCAACATAATACGAAATAAAACCACATACTGTTGAAAGTAATAAAACTTCAATAACATATGTCTTCCTGGTTTTAAACTCTACCAAACCTAAAACAGAAAGAGAACAAAGAGAAGAAACAATAGACGAAACAAATGACCCATCAAATATATAAAAGAATAGTATTGGTACTGAACCAAATAATAGGAAAGAAAAGAAACAAACGAATCCTAGAATGAAAGCGTTATAACTGTGTTTCGTAACACCTTTTAAAGAAATAAGTACATCTGGCGTATCTAATAAATAACTTGTAACTTTTCTGTATTCTTTTACACCTTTTTCTTTTAATATATTTGAAAATTCATTAAAAACATGAGTTCTATCATTTTTTATTTGTTTTTTTAATTCGAATAGTTTCTTTGATGATGTGGTATGTTCCGCATTAGAACTGAGATATTCACCGACACCCATACTAGTTGCATCCGCAACAAGACTTGACAAAGAAATCGCCAAAATAGTTTTTATATCCGTTTCAGAAGCATACCCACTTGAAATTATTGCAAAACTAGTAATTATACCGTCGATTGCACCCAATACAGATGCACGTAGTATACTCATTTATATAATTGTCTTTAATTATTTTCGAGTCTTCTATCTTTTTCAACAATATTAACAAAAATATGTTGAAACACAAAAATTGAAAACATTAATATATAATTAGTTTTATTTTTATTGTAAAACTTATGTGCACTAAAGTCAAGGATAAAAGAAAACAGAATGTAAAGTCCAAGTATTTTTATTAATTGTACATTTATTTTTCTACATGTATATGCCATGCAAATAAAAGATTGTATAAAGAATATATAAAATACTTCATTTTCTTTTCTTGTCATAAATGAAAGACTAAAACTCATAAAAGAAGTTATAAAAAGAAGTCCTTCTGCATTTGTCAATGACTGAACACGAACTGTTTCAAAATTTTCATCTTCGATAGGCTGTACCAAGTTTTCATGTTGGGTCTCTAGTGATGTTCGACATACTGGACATTCTTTTTTTTCGTTGAACCATAAATCAATACACACTGTATGAAATTCATGACCGCATTTTAAAATTTTTTTATCTTCTGACACATTTTCTAAACAGATAGAACACTCCATTTTTACAAAAGCATATTAAATTTATTTAGTTTTTTCAATTTCTTTTTTAAGAATAACATCAAGTTTATCAAAGTCTTCTTTCGTTTTACGAATTCCAGGCACACATATACTCGAATCTACATGACAAAATGTAGGGAAAAAATCAACGTTATGACATACCGGTGTGTTTTCATTTTCTTCTTGGTTACACATGACTGCTCCTTTCAATGGTATTTCCAAGTTTTTACAAATTTCTACTTGTTTCTTTGATAAATCACAAACATTTGTATCTGCAACTAAAATCCATTTGTCCATTTTTAATTTAGTTGAAAAAAAATATACATAAACTTATTAATTTTTTTATTATATATTTGACACAAATTTTAACTCCATAAATAATCTATTTCCAGAGGTACATTGGAAAACCTTGCATTGTAAACGTCACCAGACATGTAATTTATACTTAGTTGTCC